AGTTTCCTAACTGTATTTAGGGTGCTGATGAAACGGGATTAATTACCATTACATTACCACTTGCAAGAGGATATGTAGTTCCTCCTTTGTCTACTAATACATCAAACATATATCTCCCCTCTGCAGTTCCTCTTGTATTTACCGCACTTAATGATAGTTTTATTTTCCCATCATATGCACTAGTAAATCCAACAGTCAATGAACTGGTTATTCCCAATGTAGCCCCAACGGCAACACTTTTTGATATTGCTGCTGATCCAGTATAACCAGTTAAATCAAAAGCAGCATTTGATGTAGTAAAAACATTTAAGTTTGCAGAAAAATCTGCTCCACCATACATGGTTAAATTTATTCCATAAGGAACTCCTGAATCAGGATCAAAAGTAATGTTTTTAGTTGCCATCTACTATTCCTATTAGTTTCATTGTTTCTTGCTGCTTATAATATAATTTGCAAAAAGACTTTGCAATATTCTTTAATTCATCACGATTATCGCAACTATCTATCTCTGATGCCAATTTAGCATATGCAAATTGTTTTGATAGGTTGCTTAGTTCGATAGTGTCAGGATCCATTTATTAACTCCTTTAGTAGAGATTTAATTTCTTTTAATTCACTCTTCATATTAGCAAAATCATCCTCAATATTCTGTATCTTATCATTCCTTTCAGATTTGACTTCACGTCTAGAAAGATACTGTTGATATTCGAGAGTATTCACATTCAATACTGCATTTGTAGAAGGATCTCTTGCGAGATCCTTATGACCTTCTAATTCGTAAAAATCCATTATGCTAATGCTATGACTCTAAGTTCCTTAACCATAGGAACAAAACACTGATCTGTTGAAGTCAGATTAAATTTAATTCTATAAGTTCTAAATGATGGAAGTTGATCGATTGTAAAAGTATATTCTTTAAAATCAACCTTTGCACTATCAAACGCAAGAATATTTGATTTGACAACAAATACATCAGACTCACCATTATTATCTTCTGGTGTGATCACTTGACTTCTAGAATTAAGATTACCATATCCAGGGAATGGTGTAAATATGGGTTCTAGACCAGGTTTATTATTAACCGCAAAGAATCCTCTAATATCGGCGGACTCATTAATGTGTGCGGAAAGAATCACTTTAATTGAAGATGCTGAATTTTCAAGAACAATTTCATTTGAAATATACTGACATGCTGTGGGATCTTCAGTCAAAGTATTTACTCTAGAATCTGTAGCAAAGTTTGTAATCACATCATTAACTCTATTTGAAGTAATGATAGCATTAACTCTTTGAGAATCAATAATGGGACTTACACGACTATCAGTAGTGTTCAGTGCAAGACTCATTTGCATTGATTTATTACCAGCAGTATTAGTCAATTTCAAATCCTCATTTACTTTAGATGCAATCATCCTTGGAGTATCAAAATAATTTTTTTGATTAATCGTGATGTCCTCAAATCCAGAATCAATAAATGGAATTTCATTGCCACTAAAACTCTTACCTGTAGTTGTTCTAACCCGAGCAGTTATATTAGTTCCAGTGACCGTTAGATTTTGAACTCGTGGAGTAATAATTTCAAATGGCATATTTTGAGTAGCTCTTATATTTTTCCCACCAGTTGACCTTGTGTTTCCAATATAAAGTTTTGGATGCCCAATATCAGTGCTTCTATCAGTTCCTGTAGATATACTCATGTCAATTTTAACTTTATATGAATCAAATGTAAATGGATTTGTCTGTGTTACATTATTTAAGTCGTGAGATGTATTAATTCTTTGAAGATTAATACCTGAGTTTTCATACTTATATACTGGAGTTCCAATAGGATAAGTTCTTGAATCAGTGCCTCTGACAATATTACCACTAATTGTATTTCCAGAAACATTTGTATACTGAATAATTTCTTCACCAATTAGCAGATATCCAACATTGGTGGTTCCAACTCCAACTCCCTCAAAAGTTGAGAATGTTGTTGCTGCACCAACTGCTATTGCTCCAGTAGAACTAGAAAGAAGTTCAGCAGTTAATTTACTGGGTCTAATATCTGGAAGTACTCCAGAAATTTTGACTATATTATCTGCAAAATACATTCCGTGATTTTGATGGTTGACTGTAAAGTGTGTTCCATCATTATCAATGTTGATGGTAGATATTTGAACATCACCACCAGTTCCGAGTCCAGCACTACCAGAAGAATTGAGTTCTGTGGTAATTCCTGAACTGTTGACATACATTAGTGTTTTTGCTACACCAACAACAAATTCACCTTGAACATTATTAAATATAAGTTCATTAGTGATCCCAATTCCCGCAATTGTCAGTCTTGCATTTGTGCCAACCGATGCTGCTCCAATTGTAGTAATGCCAAGAACATCACCGACCTGATATCCAGATCCTCCATTGTTTGAAATTGTTGCTCCACCAGCAACAATACTTCCATTTACAATACTAATGTCCGCTGTTGCACCTCTACCATTACCAGTAAGAGTGATAAGATTTACTCCTGTAAAAGTTTGACTTCCATCTGCAGGAGTGTATCCTAAACCAGCATTACTAATGCTAAGATTGCCTACAGCAGATGCTGCTACTCCAACCAAATCTCCAGTTGCATTTGTTCCTTGTTGTGAGAAAGTGTTTCCAATTTCATAAGAATCTGCTACTGTAGTTCCAAGACCAACTCTAATTTGTCTAGAGTTCATTATAATTGAATCTGGAAGAAGTTTTGGAATTTGATTATTCCCTCTTGTAAGTTCTGGACTGTAGAATTCCACAGATCCATTTTCAAGGAAATCTGCTCTATAGAGAGTAAACTTTAAATCTTCCCATTGACTTGGTTCCCATGTAGAAGCATTCTGCGATTTAAAGAGTGATCCAAGATATGGTTGGTTTGAAATGAACGTATCAGTTAAAAGATCGACTTCACCAATTCTTGATATGTAAACACTATACTTGGTTGAGTTGGATGCTAAACAAATTGCATACTCAGTTCCACCTTCACAATAGACGGGTGCTTTGAACTGAACATTTGTTGCAATAGATCCATCAGCAGAAGTTTGAATATCGTCTGGATCAAGAACAATTTCAGAGAAAGGAAGAATTTTAGCTGTTGGAGTTCCATTAATCATAGATCTGAGTTGGAAGACAATTGGAATATCCATATCATCTTTTGATCTAAAGAAAACATCGCAACTAGTAAGGAATACTCCAGATGAGTCTTCTATTAAGAATGATTGTGCAAGAGGATCATACCATTGTACTAGTACTCTCCTACTTCCTGTTCCTCCAATTACCCTCTCTGAAACTATCTCTGTTCCAAGATTTCTATTAACATTTCTGCTTTGGAATTCATTTTTAAGTTCAACTCTTGCATTTCTAACAGAGATAATATTTTCCTGTATTGTTTCAAGTGTACCTGATGCAGAGAATCCTTCTTCAGCAATTGTTAATGCATCATCTTGATTGTTGTCAATATCATCTACAAGAGTAAATGTTTTCGTTCCTGTTTCAAATCTAGGGAAATTGACATTATTTGGATTGGGAATAAAGTAACTTCCAATACAAGTTGCCGAAAGGTCGGACACCAATCTTACATTTGTAATAGTTGCTTGAGCACCACTTGTTCTACCTGTAAGAACCATTCCACTTTCAACAAAACCGAAGAAATCACCTCTTGCTTGTGATGCAAGTGAGAAAGTATCAACGTTTAAAATATTAGAGGTTGATGAATATGCTGCAGAAATGACTTGATTAGAATATGGATTTTGGGAAAATGTTTTCGTTGGAGTGTCGTAAGGACCTTCTCTATGATTTGACTGAGCAACTCTAAATGTAATACTTGGAGTTGTATCACTTGTCTCCTCTGCTAAACCAGTTCTAAGAACAGAACCAATAATAGTTTCGCCAACCTGGAAAGTTCCAGATGTCATTGATATTTCAAGAAGTTTAGGAACACAATACTTAGTAACATCAACACCATCAAAGAATGCATATAGTCTGGTAAGTGGTTTAACTCTCTTAGAAACAAATTCAACGTTTCGAGATCTCATATATGGAATGAGATCTCTACTTATAACTCTATCTCCAACAGAAGTTTCATCAAATTGTTCAGTAACAATAGTTCTCAATCCTGAACGGGATGATGTACCAACTTCAGTTCTTGTTCGGAGCACCTCCTCTCTTGTTCCTGAGCCAACGTTAACAAATTGTTGAGACCAAGCACCAGGAACCCACCCACCATTAGCCCATGCACGTCTACGGACTGTTCCACCAGCTGCACCATTATCAAGCACTGTTCTTCTAGTAGTTGTTGATTCAGTTACTCCTGTCCAATTAGTTTCCCAGGAATCCCACACAATAGGACCAAATCCAGTTTGTGGATCAATAGTTCCATTTTGAGCAAGAGAATTGAATGTCTCAGCATAGTTTCCTTCAGTTTCAATAATTTTTGCTTCAAGTCTAGCTGTATCAACCCAACTATCTGTGGATGGTGTAAGTTCAAGAGTACCATTCCAGAAACTAATTAAGAACGGGGTTACACTTTCAGATCTTGTTGCAGATGATTGTTTAATAAATTCTACTTCAGAATAATCAAGTGTTACAAGATCATTTGTTTTTCTAATATTATTTCCTTCAACTATATTAAAGTTTAAGTCTGCAGTTGGATCTATATCGACAACTGGACCAAAAACAAGATCTACAGAATTGGTATAGTGTCTGGGTCTTAATGCCTTATACTTTCTATCAATTGAATTTTTAATATCTATTGTTTGTTCTTGTGATAGAAAATCTGAGAAAGTGTCAACAAAAAATCCAGATTTAAATCTATTCAGTCCTTCACTATCAGCAATGAAAAAATTAGCAGTTTCTTTCTCAAGAAGAGATAAGAAAGTGTAATATTCAAGACCTCTGATTCTATTTTCAAGTTTTTTGATATCCTGCATACGATATCTTTTATGCTCTAAGAAAGACAATCTTGTATTTCCTGGATTATAAAGATAAGCTGGAAGTTCTACAGTACAAATTTCAATTGCATCATCAACTGCTTCTGGTCTTTGTGGATCGTCTGATGGTGTTCCATATATTACTTGGAATCTACCATCTTTTGATAAGAACACTCTATCAATTCTTCCTTGATAGTATGAAACATCTGCAAGAATTGCTTCATCTGAAGCCAATGGATTTGCTGCAGTCTGTCCCGAATTGTTAAATGATCTACCTAAAAATTCCAGTGGAGATCTAACAGACTCGGTAACTACATAATCAGATACTCTTGGTCGTATATCAATAATATCAGTTACTCTTCTATCATCTACAAGTTTAATTTCTTTAGTGGAATAATCAAATTGATTATATGAATTAACTGTAGTGATGTCACCATCATCAGTACTATCATAAAATGCACTCTTAAAGTAAACTTTTATTTGCTTAGATGGTGAAGAAGAATCTGCATTTCTTTTGATGGAACCAATATCATAAAAAGTTCCCTCTTGACCTGATCTAAATTTATAGTTTGTTGAGATGTTAAAACTTGGAGTCGAGAGATTAGAAACTGCTCCCCTAATAGAAGATTCTTGAGATTCTATTGTCTCACCTTCTATAAACACAAATTCATTTTTTGAAATATACTCTATCGTTACATTATTTGTCTTAGTTGCAACTATTGCAACTGCACCACTTGTCTGACCGATAATTTGCTCACCAATTAATAGTTCCTCTAGAGTTGTAGATGCACTATTAATTGTATTAAGAGTCATTAAAGGAGCAGAAGGTGCGCCAGTTCCTGCGGATTCATAGATTCCATGAATTTCTAGAACATCAGGTACATTTAGTGAAATGACTTCATCTTCAACTCTAGTTCCAAATGGATAACTTCCGTATGTCAGTCCATTATTAAGGGTAGTGGCTCCAACTCCAGAACCTTGAAGTTTTGATTTATCAACAATAATAGAATTAACTCTATTTTTGATTTTAACTTTTGCCTTAGGTTTTAACTTTCTTAAACTAGCAACAAGAGTTGCTCCAGTATTATTAGAACCTAAGTTTCTAATTTGTAAAGTAGATCCGTCAGCACCGATATCAAATTTATCTAAAGTTAGAGTTTCTGTTCCACCATCAGATCTAGTAAGTAAATATCTTTCTTCATCGAATGGGAGAAATGTTTCATTTGTATCTGCCACAACTTGTGTGGAAAGTTGATTATCCGAAATATTTACAGTAAATGTTTTTCTAATTGATAATGAAGCATCTGTTAAATCAACATTTGAAATATTATATTTGGCAAGTGGTGTGTATAAAGTATTATCTGAAACAGATGATAATTTTGTTGTAAGGACCTTCAAATCTGTTACATCTAAAGTAGATGATGGAAGAAAACCACTTGAGATTCCAGTTACAGCTGTTGTTGTAGCTACTGTAAAGTCTGAAGTTCCAACACTTACAACTCTTCCAAAAATTGGATCATTAGTCAATCCAGCAGTTGTATCTGTGTACTCTACAAGGTCATTTTCTTTAATTAAACTTCCAGGGAATAATGAATTTCTTGCTTTAACAGTACTAATACCTCCAGATAAAGGACTTACAGTAGCAATTCCTACAGTAAATCTTGATTCTTGAATGACATCAGCACTAAACGTATTAATTCCAATTACACCATTGTTAGTACCATAAATGGATTTAACATCAGAAATACCATGTTCGGTAACAGCAATTGCTGTTCTACCATTTTGTATACCATTAAAGATTAATGCCTCATTTTTAATAAAATTTCCTTCGGTTTCATAAACTGTAACTGCTGTTCCAGCAGAAACTGCATATCTTAAGAAACCTGTGGCACCACTGTTTGCACCTTTTACAAAAGTTGGAATATTTAAAGTCTCCGCTCTATTCAGAGATAAATCAACCGTTGTTTGAATGTCATAAAGTGACAGGTCCCATTCATTAAGATCAGAATTTGTTGCATCATACGATCCCGACTCAAGTTTAAAATCATAAACTCTAGCTAGTCCTATTTCTTTACCGGGTGCAGATTCTTGATTTGAACCAATCCTTTGATTTCTAAGACTTACAAAATAAGTTCCAAAACCAACAGTTGGAGATCTGTGAACTCTATTTACATTAAGAGTTGGACCTGTATTATAAATTATATTTTGATTTTCTAAAGTTCTTGTTGTTCTTGGTTTTTGTACGTCAATATAAACAGCATTTAAGGTTTCAATTTCATATCCCTTAACATATGCTTTACCAGGAGAAATTTTATAAAGTGCTAAATCATCGGATGCGGGAATTCCTCCAGGAGTGAATTGTCCTTCTTGAAAAATTCCTCCATTACCAATGTTATTATTGAGAGAGTTTAGTGTGGTTACATCAAAAGGTTTTACATAATAATTTCCAGATTCATCAAAAGTTCTTCTTGCTAATACATCATCAAAATTACTGTTGCCATAAGAACCTGTTCCAAAAATACCTTTTTTTGTTTTTGTTCTTAAAACACCATCAACAACGGTGGCAAGTTCAATAAAATTATCATCGTTAAAGTCATCAAGTGCTTTTTTAAATAAATTTACACTAATTCTAAGTCTATCTGCACCTGGAGCAGAATAATTATTAAATCCTTGGGAATTATCATTAAGAGTTTCGTCAAGATCAGAATTAATAATTTCTTCATTTACAAATAATCCAATTCTATAACTAGGATTATTTGAATATTGATCTAGAATTAAAGTTTCACGATTTACATTGATAAAATTTCCTCTAATAAAATAAACTCCATTTTCAATTTGAAATGAAGATCCTGTTTCAGGTGCATTATTTTCTATTGTTGATGCAAAAGGTGATCCGACAGAAATAATAGTATTTCCAAGAAGTCCAGATGTTATTATTTCATTAGATGAAATTTGCTCTCCATCAAAGAAAGTTTGAGTTGAGTTATTTCCTGTATTAGAAGAAAGATAGTTAATATAAAGAGTTAGATTTCCATTTTCAGAATCTTCTGGTAAAAGAACACTATCAACAAATGCAGTTACTCCAGATCTCAAACCAGTTATTTTTGTACCAATCAACTGATCTACATAAGCAGATACAGGAACACCTTGGAATGAATTATTTAATTGAATGCAATAATATATTCTATTATACCCAATATTTCCTGGGATTACTTTAGCACCTTCCTTAAAAAAGTGTTGTCCAAATTTTTCAATTTGATTTTGTAATATGGATTGAAGAGATGTTAACTCTCTTGCCTGAACTGGATAACCAGGTTTAAATAATACCTTATGGTAATCATTAGTAGAATCAAAATCGTCAAAGTAGGGAGCTACGTTGAGGTTCGTTTGTTGGGGCATAATTCTTTAGAACTGCAAAATAACTTTTATGTCTTCCTTTTGGTTTGACGATCTTGTTATAGATGGTCTATTGTCAACGTAAATTATATTACCAGAATGTTTTTTAACTTCTGGACTGGCAACACCATTTGTAAAGGTTTGACCAAGATAGTATGTACGATTATTTATTACTGTAGATATACCTGTAAAGGTGTCATCAATAGTAAGATTTGAACCCGTTGTTGGTATAACCGTCAATGATCCTCCAGTGCCAGGGGATGATGTAAATTCGTTAAGATTAAATCCATATTGAGGTTGAGTTTGTGCAACTCCAACGGTACTAAATCCAGCAAGAGAACGATCTTGCCAATATTTAATAACACCAGTATTTTGATCATAACTTACAACTCTACCAACAGATGTTGCGCCTGTAGATACTGTTTGAGTAAAATAAGAGTCTGCAGTAAATGTAGCGGTGCTATATCCCGTTCCAACCAATTTAAGTGCTCCAAGAGCACTTACTTTATCTGCAGATAATAAACTTGATGATCCAAATTGTTGTGGATTTTCTACTACTCCAACTCTTGCAATTTGATTTCCAGTTATGAAATCTGGATTATTATTATCATTTTCAATTCTAGAATACATGAGAACATTATATGCTCCCAATTCTCTATAGATATCCGCACCGTGGCCACCTTGTGGTGAAATAATAACATTAAATTCGGGTCTTGTTGTACCAGTTGGGACTCCACCTGCTACAATATCAACATTACCATAAGTATAATCAGATCCTTGATTTGAAATAGTTATAGAACTAACTTGTTGATTGCCATCAATAGTTATTGTACACTCTGCATTGGAACCATCACCCTTAATGGGAACAGAAGTGTAAGTGGCATTTGCTGTACCAAGACCAACACCCTTATTGACAACAGTTACAATTTTAATAGATCCATCAACTGCATTATCTCTAATAGCTGCATTGTCAGTTGATGTCTGCCAATCATTTGGAACTGGCATATAATCAGTAGACTCAAATTTTGCAACATCACTTGGTTTGATAGTATACAGATATTTCCAAATATATCCATCACCACTAGTCCCTGCTGACCGTGGTTCTAAATCAGTAAAAGTTGGTTCATCAAGAGATGGTCTGCCTGATGAATTATCTGGATCTATTCCATTTTGAAGACAAATATAAACTCTAAAATCACTATTAATGACAAAATAATTTGACAAATATAAAGATGTTGAACCGGATACTATAGCAGTATTTGATCTACTATAATCATGACGATACATATCATAAGTTGTTCCTGAAGACCAAGTTCTTTTTGGTACAACTTGTCTTGCATCAGAAGTATTAATTTTTTTCAATGCAACCATTGTATTCCAATAGTCATTTTCCTGATCAAAATTATCTTTTGGTGAAGGAGGATCACTATCCCAATCTTCTTGATAATCTTCAGGATTAGTCAATCCAATAAAAGAATAATATGAATTGCTAGAATTAGAAACACCAGCAATAAAATTACCAGCATTTAATATTCTAATCTGATCAGTTATAATGGCGGCCATTTTACAGACTTTTTTCTTTATTTATTAGAGATTAAACAATGTAATTTTTAAATTTCAAGGAGTTTGATCTTGTAACCATTGTTGAAGTAGAAATTCCACTTCCTTCAGTAATACCAATTCCAGATCCAGTATATGCGGTATACGAATTTAATCCAGATCTTGCTTCTATATCAATTCTACCCCAACTAAATGATCCAAAGAAATCAGAAGTAGTTATGCCAGAGAAACTATAGTTAAATTGATTGACCTTGGCAAATACTCTACGAACATATGTGGATACTCCAGATACACTTGTAGAAATAGACACTGCACTGGCAACTTCATAAACATTATCTACAAATGATACTCCAATACCAACAGTATTATTTAATGAATCCAAAGATATTATTGATGTTGATCCAGATCCAATATTAGAATTTTTAATAATAAAATAGTCATTAGTGTTAATAGAACTTATTGTTAATGCGGTTCCAACAATAGAAGAGTCTCTCATAAATGAATCATATGGAATATGAATATCAAAAATTAATTGTGTTCCAATTCCAACTGTTGTTGTTCCAAACCCAACAATAACACCATTATCTCCGGAATAAGTGTTAACACTTACTTCTTCCTCTATATGTATTGGAGGAGCAATCAAAACTGGTGGGGCACTAGTATTTGTATATCCAGTTCCTACATTAGATAAAGTAACAGATGTAACAACTCCTGCTGTTATAGATGCAGTTGCTGTTGCAGTTGTTCCCAGTCCAACAGACTGCGATGTGCTTCCAATTGTTACCACTGGAGCAGTTGTGTAACCAGATCCACCGTCAGATATGGATATTATAGATATAGTTCCCAATCCAGAAACTACGGCAGTTGCAGATGCACTTACTTTTGATTCTTGTGATATAAATTTAATTTTATTTTGGAATGTTAAACTGATATCATTTTCATTTTGTTGATCAAAAATTGGTCTTACATTATCAACATAAATTGCAGTAGAACCAATACCAACAGATTTAGTAATGTATGCACTTGGATTGATAACTGGTTCATATAATTCTCTATCTTTACCAACAGCAATTTGATTTATAAATACATCTTCAGTTTGTCTACACCAAACAACTGGTCTTTCTAAAGTGACATCACTCGTATTTCCAGGTCCAAAATATGGATTGGTTCCAACAATATCTGTAGACTTAATTTGATCAACAACTCTTTCATCTTCTTCTAAAGAAAATGCTTGATTGATAGAAGAATCATGTTTAATTTGAAGAGTATCACCTTTCTTCACAGTTTCAATGACATTTCTAAAGATTACATCAGTATCACCAGTTCCTTTGTAGAACAAAATATTGACAATATCTCCAAATTTAATTGATTCTGTAAATGTTATAATACTTCCACCATTGAATGTGTATCCTTCACCTGGAACTTGAAGTATATCATTTACAAATACAAGAAGAACATCTTGAACTTTAATTTTTGAACCTTTTCCAGCAACAATAGAAATTGAATTTCCTGCTAAAGAAAGTGAGAAATCTTTTCTGATTCCATCAATAAAATCATTAATATTATCCAAAACTTGAAGTTGACCAACAGACCATCCAGAAAAATCATCATTGAAAATTTCGTCTACTGTTATTTGGAATTCATTTGAAGTGGAGAATGATGATGTTGTTGGTATTCCTGTAGTTCCGCCAACTGGAATCGTTAGAATTTCACCATTTCCAAATCCATATCCCGTATTTTTAAATACGAAGTCAATAATACTAGATCCTTGACCAACAACAATATCAACTACAGCACTAGTTCCTACACCAACAACACTGGATGTTGAGTATTGTAGATTTATATCTGAATAACTTAACGGATCATCAAATACAACAAACGGTTGATTTGTTGAAGTATATCCAGATCCAGGATTTGTAATCGCAACACTTACAATATTACCACCACTAATTGCAGCAGTTCCAATAAACTCAATATTTCCATTTCCAGTGCTAGATGTTCCAACACCAACGTTTACAGTGGTTTGAATTCCAGATCTATATCCAGAACCACTATTTCCAATACTAATGGATGATATTGTTCCCAAACTTGAAATAATTGCAGTTCCTCCAGCAGAAATTAATGGTTGATAACCAAATCCTTCTGTTGATGCGACAGAAACAATAATTCCTCCTTTGGGGAAACTGGAAATTCCAACATCAGGTCCAAGTGGAGTTGTAGTTGTTCCTTGGAATGCAATTGAAGAAATTCCAGAAGATTCTGAGATAAGATATTGATTTGTTACTCCAGGAGTTTGGAATATATCATTTATGAGAATAATTCCATTTTCTGTGGAAATACCAGGAACATTAGAATTATTTTGTTTTAATGCAAATTCATTTTTAGTAGCATTGAATTGATCAGAAATATTATCAAAAATATAATTTTTAGAATAAGATTCATCACTAGAATTTGGAACACCAGATCTCATAAAACTTCTACCTTGGAAACTAGATCCAGTTGTTATTCCAGTCCAGTCTCTTTCGTCTGGTGGATTTGTTGTAGAACCAATAGGA